CAAAACACCGTAACCAATGTAACCATGTAACTTTTCTATATTTATTATTATATACAACACCTTATCAGTTACATAAGTAGTTACACTACCAAAACCAAGATGTAACCTTAATCGAGAAATGTCGTTATGGGGGGGGGGTGGAAAGAAAAAAATAAAAAAGTTTTTTTCTGGCTATATATATAGAAGGGTTTACAAATTCGGATAAATAGTTTTATCGTGCAGTTACGAATATTTATATAGGAGAAAAACATGACTTTTAAGTGGAAAGAATTACACGAGAAGCTGGGCAGCATATCAGAAAACTTTGAATATTTAGCTGTTGATGATGATGGTTTTGTGACAGTTTATATTGGGGGTTTAGATAAATCTGACTCCATTCCAAATTACACTGGCTTAAACTTTGACCAAGATAAAGTATTACAAAAAATTAGAAATGATTTCGTAGAGGAGATGAGCAATGCCTAACCAGGATCGTTTTGTTGTTCCAGCCGAGGGCAAAAGTGTATCAACCAGGAAGTATAGAAAGAAGTGGGAGCCCGAAGATAAACCCTTGAATCGCCGGGAAGAGCTTTTTGTGAAAGAGCTTGTTTCGAAAGATGGTCAAATTACTTTGAGGGAAGCTGCTGTCAATGCTGGTTACCCTGTTAAAAGTGCCCATGTTCGGGCGTCGGAGCTTACTAACCCAAATGCTTCACCTCATGTTGTTAAAGCGATTCGAAAGTATCGTAACGAATTAGATGAAAAATACGGTGTGATGTACAAACGCCATTTAAGAGATTTACAAATAATAAGAGACGCGGCAATGGAAAAGGGTGCTTTTTCGGCAGCAGTGCAAGCTGAGTATAGGCGAGGTCAGGCCCAGGGCGATATTTATGTGAATAAATCAGAAATACGTCATGGCACTATCGACAGTATGTCAAAAGAAGAGGTTCTAAAAGCGATTAAGGAGATAAAGCAATTTGAACCAGTCACTATTGACGTCACACCTGAAAGAACTGAAGACGAAACGAAACAAACGCGCCGGGCGAAGAAGCGAGGCCGGATTTTGGGGACAGTTGAAGAACCAATTGAAACAAAGCCCCAGGAAGTGGACGGCGACGAGAGTTGAAAGTTGGGCTAGTGCCGGCTTTCCTGATGTTTTTTTATGTGATGAATTTGGATATTTTCACACATTAGAGCTCAAACACACTTTCACGGATAAAGTTGAGTTGAGTGCGCATCAGGTAAGCTTTCACGCCCAGCATAGTCATTCGAGTAGTTGGATTTTGGTTAAACGTGAATATGTAAACAAAAAAGGTTTATATTTATTTTTATATCACGCCAGCCAGGCCATAGATGTTAAATTAGAGGGGCTCAAAATTGAACCGGTTTTTAAATCGGAAAACTGGGAAAACTGGGAAAACATTTTTGAATTTATAGCCCCAAGTAATGGAATTAAAAATGCTGTTTTTGATAGAATACATAATGAATAAATTTCAAAAAAAACTTGATGTAGATGATGAATTAAAAAAACTCCGGGCGTGGCAAGAAAAATAAACGCTTGCATTTACTGTTTATCCTATGTTACTGGAATTTACGTCAAGTTAATTAGGAGTTAAACAAATGACAAATACACCAACATATGAAATTGAAACAAAGTTTTTAAAAACAGCGATGTTATATTCTGCGCGTAGTGAAGCCCGGTATTATTTACAAACAGTAGCGATTTTTAAGCGAAAAGAATTTATCCGAATTGTTGCCACCAACGGCCATATTTTATTTTGTGCAATGCAAAAAATTGAGCCGGATTATAATAATCATTATGAAAAAGATTTTGATAAGCTTATTCCCTTGGATGAATTAAAAAGAGCTTTGACCGGTTATAATAAAAACTTTGCTTCAACTCTTAGATTAGATATGACCCCAGGCAATCCTGATATTGTATTAAACGGCTTTTCATTTAAAGAAACTGAGGGCACCTACCCGGACATTACCCGGATCATTCCAGAAAATATTTCAAACGAAGTAGCACAATTTGATACAAAGTATTTAGACGTGCTTCAGAAAAGCTGTAAAGCTTTAGAAGTTAGCACCAATTCATCTAAAATTTATCATAACGGCAACAATCCAGCCTTAATTAGTTTTGGCCTGGAAAATTGTTTTGCGCTGTTTATGCCAGTTCGTCCGGGCGCTGTTCATAATGTAAAAGATACTACTATCGTATCTCAAATAAAAGATATTGCCGGCTGTACTGGGCCAGCCCCACAATATCCAAATAAAACAAAAAGCGCGGCGTAGGGGCATAACATGTTAGATCAATATAATTTTGCTGTTGCTGTTCCTGGCGATCATTACATTTACAACGTTTTTAAAACTAAGGCCGAAGCTGAAAAAGTAGCCCAGGAAGCAAAAAAAGAAAATAACCGGCCATATAAGGTAATTGACGATTTACCCAAATTTTGGCAAGCCGCCCGGCAAAAGTTTTTGACTGGCCCGGAAAAAATAGACGCGGCCAGGTATTGGGAATTGCTGGAAGTTTTGCCACCATTACAGCATATGGATTATAACGGCGTAAATGTTTTTTGTATGTGCGAATTTACTTGGGACGACGTAACTACCCAGGTTGGCCAAATTGTTTATAATGGGGGCTATTTATACGCCACAAAACCGGTGGTATTTAATGACCGGGAAACGTATTTAACCCGGGAGGAAATAATCAAAATTAATAGTTAATTGACTATTACTAAAATTTACTATTTATTAAGGGCGCGGGTAAACCGCGCCTTTTGTTTATTTAACGGAGAAAAACCAAATGACTAATTTTATAAAAGCAGCGGCAACGCTGGATAATATCGACGATTTAGAAAAAGATATCCTGGATTTAATTAATAAGCTTGAAGCCAGCAACCGGCGTACGGATGAAATAATTAGCCAGGGCACAAGAGACATTAACGACATTAGAACGAAAATTACCGGGTTAAATAATGAAACGGACAAAATTATTGAATTAATCAAAAAAGAAATATTGGAGCAGTCATAATGCAACAGTGCAAAAATAAGTTTATACATACGCCGGAAAACTGGGACGAATTGGAAAACAGAATTAGCCAGCTTTCCGATAGTGAAAAAGCCGTTGCGGCAATATACGCCGGCATGGCCTGGAACCTGGCTTGTAATGTGGCCGACGGCGAATTTTCCCGGGCAACCGCTGGACGGCCGCCAATGTATTTAAATGAAACGGCCAAAGTAATAGCCTTTGCACCCTACAAAGGCCGTCTATCGGATGAATATGCAATCCTGGCATATTGGAAAGATAACAGCCCAGCGCACCCTTACGTCGTTGCACACTGGTCCCCAGTATCCGGGAAATGCTGGAACTGGGGCGATTATTGCGAGACCTACCAGGAAGCATTAAACGCGTTCTATTTTAAGGCTGGTATCAATAACGCGGTGGAAACGGGGTAAAAATGGAAAATTGTTTTTTTGAAATTACACTCCAGCGCTGGGGCTTTAAAATATGGGCCGGCAACATTCCAGCGGTCCCGGCAAAATGTTTTGGTATTTATAAGATATTGAACGGCCGGGACGCCGTTTTATTGCCGGATGATGAAAAACTCCGGGAAGCTTTACCGTATCATTACCGTAAAGCTTTTGACCGGGTTATTCACTGGTGGATAAATAAAACGCATTTAACCGACGTATGTAGAACGGATCTAAAAGATTATACCGGGCATCCAATGGGTTCAATTTTTGCAACATTAAAGGAAACTACAAAATGAAAACTAATAACTTTACCAAATACGGCGTCGTTATTGATCGCCCAGAATTAAATGCAAACTTTGTTTGTTTTTCTCGCACCTGGTGGATTGATAACCCAGCCTGGCCAAATGGCCTAAAACCTGGCGCTGGCCCTAAAAAATATCACAAGCTGGCCAGGTTTAAGACTGAGCAAGAGGCCCGGGAATTTTGCCAGCAATGGAACGCCCGGAACGATCCAGGCCGCTATTCTTTGAAAATGGAATATGAAACAAACAATAATAGTCGTAACATTCCAGGCCGGTCCTATGACAATTGAACGTGTAGAGCATAGCGGTATGCTTATTATATCCGATATTATTGACGGCGTTTATGTGTCTAGGCGTTACATTGGGTACACAAAACGCGACGCAATCCGGGCCTTTAAAATGGAAATGAGCGCTAGTTAAACGCCCCAGCAATAACTGAAACTAGGCCCGGCCAGTGTAAAGCTTGCCGGGTTTTTCTTTGCCTACTCCTGGCGCGTTATATCGGCCCCAGCGCATAATATTAAATTACAGTAAATCTTGCCGGGCCAAGGCCCAGCCAGCCCGGTCCCAAACGTACCGGCCCGGAACCCAGGCCCCTGGCGCATTGCCGGTGGTCCCTGGTCCGTCGGTCCTGGTGGTTTTTTCTGCATTAATTTTCCCCGGCCGGTGGCCCAGCTCGCCGGTATTTTGCCCCAGCTCGCCGGGTTTTATGGCTGGTGGTGCCCGGTCCCTGGTCCAGGGGCCCCGGGCCAAATTGAGGCTAAAACGTAGCAAAAACAATGGATTAGAGCCCAAAAAACTTAGACCGGGGCCCGGCCTGACTAGCGGGCGCAAGGACCATGTTCGTCACAAATATTACAAAAATAAAATTATATGGTATAAAAGGGCCGAAAATTGTTTCACGTGAAACATTTGGCAATTTGTCTAACGGCTGATATAATCTTAGATAATTGCATATAAAAAGGCGTCAGGGGCCCCAGAACTATGGTAGAAATAACACATGATAATGAACGATTACTGAAGCTCCAATATCGCTTGGCGCAAATCGAGCAAAAGGAGCGTTCACATAATAATTTTTTGACGTTTGTAAAAACAGTATGGCCTGAGTTCATAGCCGGTAATCATCATAAAATTATTTCCGAGAAGCTAGAGCGCGTCGCCAGGGGCGAATTGAAACGTTTGATAATCAACATGCCGCCGAGACATACAAAGTCGGAGTTTGCATCGTTTTTGTTTCCGGCTTGGATGATTGGCAAAAATCCAAACATGAAAATTATTCAGGCAACGCACACGACGGAGCTTGCCGTGGGCTTTGGGCGAAAAGTAAAGAACCTTTTGGAGCGAGAAGATTATCAAGATTTGTTTGACGTCCGGCTTGCGGCGGATTCAAAGGCTTCTGGCCGGTGGGACACGGACCGTGGGGGGATGTATTATGCTGTTGGTGTGGGATCGAACTTAGCTGGTAGGGGTGGTGATCTTGTAATTATTGACGATCCGCATTCAGAGCAAACGTTAATGTCGTCGAATGGTTTTGACGATGCTTGGGATTGGTACACTGGGGGCCCCCGGCAACGTCTCCAGCCTGGGGGCAGTGTTGTATGTGTTATGACGCGCTGGCATGAGAAGGATTTAACTGGGCAGCTTATTCGTGCGCAGGGCAGAGATCCATTAGCGGACCAATGGGAAGTTGTGGAGTTACCTGCGATTATGCCGAGCGGGGGTTCTTGTTGGCCGGAGTATTGGCCGACGGAAGAGTTAGAGCGTGTGAAGGCTTCGATACCGCCGAGCAAGTGGAATGCTCAGTATCAGCAGGACCCGACGGGCGAGGACAACAGTATTTTGAAGCGCGAGTGGTGGCGTATGTGGGAAGAGGATTCGGTTCCTGCATTGGAGTATGTGATACAGAGTTACGATACGGCGTTTTCTAAGAAGGAGACTTCGGATTATTCTGCGATTACGACGTGGGGTGTATTTCGTCCAAAGTCTGAAGGGGCCCCAGCGTTAATACTTTTGGACTGTCAGAAGGGGCGGTGGGACTTTCCTGAGTTAAAGGAGATAGCTTTTGATCAGTATGAGTTCTGGGACCCGGAGACGGTAATTATTGAAGCGAAGGCTAGTGGTATGCCATTGACGCATGAATTGAGGAATATGGGGATTCCTGTTGTGAATTTTACGCCTAGTCGTGGTAATGACAAGGTAAGCCGGGCGCATAGTATTGCGCCATTATTTGAGTCTGGAATGATTTGGGCTCCGGACGAGCAGTGGGCGCATGAGTTAATTGAGGAGTGCGCTGCGTTTCCGAATGGGGAGCATGATGACTTAGTGGATAGCACGACGCAGGCGTTGATGCGGTATCGGCAGGGTAATTTTGTTTCGCTGCCCACGGACGATTGGTCTGTTGACGACGACAGCGGGTTACAATTGAGGGCGTATTACGGATAAGGTTTGATTGTGGGAAGTTTTGTTGGTATGCTGCCCTCAAACTTTTGTGCGGGGTATATACATGGCAAACCAAGTAATGGCGTATAGGAATGGCGGTGGGATACCGTCGTTGGCTACTGTACCGATGAACACGGAGATTAGGGGGGAGCCTCACCAGCTTTCGTATATTACGCCATTTGAGGCGGAGATGTTACGCGGGATGGGCGGTTCTGGGGCCCCGGGCCCTGGGGGAATACCACAGTACGCTGGTGTTTATGAGACACTATTTGGGAAACCGTTTAGTGAAACGGCGGTAGGCCGGGCGTTGGGAATGAATAATCCACCACCTGGACATCCTGAATATAATACAACTGCGTCACTTCCCTCTACAAACCAAGCTGTTCAAATAACAACTTCGGATGATGATCCTCCGGCTATTACAAACACTGCAACATCTGGTGCTGTTGGTGCGGACAATCCAGATGTGGCAAATCAGGTTATTATCAATATGGTAAATGGACGAGATGATTTAACGGCGGCTGAAAAGTTGGAGTTTGCACAATCGCTTGGCGTTAATTTAGGGGTTGCCGACGGTCCGGGGGTTCAAAGTGCAATTGATAATTTATCTAATGTTGCGTTAGATCCAACCTCTGGCATGAGTGATGCAGATAGAGTATCGGCTTTGACCACTTTAAGTGAAACGACGGGCACGGATTATTCTGGTTTAATTGGTGATTTAAACAACAAGATTGCAACCGATAATTTAAATGCGATTACAAATGTTTCAACGCCTGGAGTTACCTCTGTTTCAACACCGGGGGTTACTTCTGTTG